AGGGGATTAGCCCGAGACCGAAGCGGGTAGTTGGTTTGACCGACCAATTGCCTCGTATCAAGAGGTCAACCAAAACGATAAAAGTTGGGCTGAACAATTGAATGATTTCAATTCTCTTGAATTTGAACGACTCAAAGCTGCTAACGAAATGATGTTTCAACAATTTTGGTTTGCTAGCGCTTTGTTTGCTATCCTTGGGTTCATGACTCTTTACACTGGTTTGAACGATGGACATGTTGAGAACTTTTGGCGTATGTTGTTTAATTATTACGCGCGGATAGTCAACATGTTGCGACGTCTACTCAATGTACGGATAGGCCTGTTCTTGCTCTTATGTCATATGTTGGTAACTGGAGCTGATGCTGATGAGAATAAAACAGAAATTTTTCCAAAGTTTCTTGGTTCTCTCTTTTTCGGTGGTGTTGAAACTACTTCTTTGAGCACTCGAACAGGTACGTGGGCTGAATGGTGGTCTGATTTTCATCAAATGACCTGGACTTCAGCTTGGCATACTTTACCATTTATGATGGTGTTATTTACAGTCATAGGAGCTTGTGCAGTTTTATCTGTAGCTATGCACTATGCGATTTTACCAATGGTTATATACATTGTTAAGAAAATAATACATATAATGAGATTCTTGGATGAATCTTGTTGTTGTGCTATTATTTGTGCAGGTCGACCTTTTGTTATCATCAGAACTCTCGCAAGAGACTTTTGTATGAAATATTGGGTTTGTGTACAAAGATATCACAAAAATCATTATGGTTTAAAACGTGTGGAAGAAAGAACTATAATTAAAGATCCATATACTTCACCTATGAGATCGGATGATAAGGGTTTGTTTCTAGAAAATGGAGACACTCGTATATACATGGATCTTACTAATTCAACTTTAACTGATCAAGTTATGCTTAATCCGTTTATTAATCGAATTTCAAGTATCCGGAAGGAAACAGTATTGATTGGTTCAAAGTTTTATAAAGTCGAAAAATTCCCACCATTTGTAGGACGTTTTATTGCGTCTGAAATAACTATCGGCTATTTTAGTAGAGTCAAAATTGGCAAGTTGGACTTAATTGTTACAGCTGCACATGTGTTGGCATATAATAAGATGGCTGATATATTATTGGAAAAAGATGGAAATAAGGTTAGACTTGGTGAGTTTGATTCTGAAGTTATAGCTTATTCACCAGAAGACAAAATGGATTTTATATTCATTAAATGTCCAACACGCGTGTATAGTTTGCTTGGTCTAAAGGTCGGTAAGGTTGCAACTCGTATTGCAGCTGGATCTCCTGTTTCAATATATCAATATAAGAATGGAGAGCGTGCTGTTACAACTGGTTGTGTTCAAAAAGAAGATCGACCGTGGTACATTAAACATGGAGCTAGTTCTGATGTGGGAACATCAGGTGCACCATTATTAGATGTACGACAACATATAGTTGCCATTCATGTCGAAGGTAACAATGGGTGTAACTATGCAGTTATACCCCCGCTATTACGAGGATTCTCTGTTAAAGAGTCTGCTTCTCGTGAAGATGTTGTTGGTGATGATGATTCCGAAGAACGTGCGCGATTGGCTGAAGAAGCAGCTATACGTCAAGCTGAAGATCAAGAACGAGCTGATGAGGCTGCGGAAAAGCGTGCAGAAGCTCAAGCTGATCAACAGCAGCAGTATGAAGAGCGCGCCCGTGATTGGGGTATGAAACAAACTCGGGAACAAGCTGAGTTGTCTAGAACGTCAGCTCGTGGCCGCAATTGGGCCGAACAAGTGGAAGATTTTGAAGCAGCATTAAGTGATGAAGTACCTATGCCTCCTGTTAGTGGAGGTTCTAAGGTGTCCATGGACGATCTTGCGGATGAAATGGGGATAGCAGTTTTTACAACTGGCAAGCGACATAAGCCTGTACCTCGCCCTGTTAATTTCAAAGAAAGTCCTTGGACTTGTTCTGAATGTGGATTAACTCAATTACATCATGGAACTACTTGTAGTTCTTGTGGTAAACCGATGATTCCATTGGCTAAACAATTAATCACTAATGACAAAGCTATTGCTACCGTCACAAATATAGTTGAAGAAACTTATAATGGCGTTAGTGTACCTTTGGATGATAGTCGACCAGTTCTACCAGCGGTTGCGGCTGAAAAGATCCTTAAGGAATTATATGAGATTCAAACACGTATGGCTGCATTTTATCAAATACAAGAAGGTTTTAACCATTCCTTTGCCTGCATACGTGATTGGTATAATGGACAAAGTTCTCGTGTTGAGATTATGTCTGAAGCTGTCAAAAGATTAGAGGATTATACCTTAAAAATTGATCAAAGCTTAGCCAATGTTTTGAAACTCAATCCAAGTATAAACATGATCGAGAAAAACAATCAAGGAGTTCCTGGTAATATACAGTTCAAAGATAACGCTGTAGTTGTTGACAAGGTGTTAGGTCTTGACAATGGAGGTGATTTAACTTACGTTGATAGAGATCCTGAACGTGTTGTCAAAATACCAACTATTATCGTGTCTAAAAATGAAAAGCTTAAAGAGAAAAATAAGAAAAGACGTGAGAGAAGAAAACAGATCAAAGAAGAGTTGTCTGATGCGAAGAAAGAGGAAGCGGCGTGTTTGCCTAATGAGGTAAACAGTAAGCAGTATTTAGGTGAATCTAAAGACAAGAAATCCGTTTACTTACGTAACGGAAATGCAGTTAAGAGAGTGCCTAATCCGCAACCGAAACCTCGTAAAGAAACTAATACAGATCATTTAAACTCCATGTCCCCCACAATGAATTGTGGGGGTCATTAGTCTTTGAAACATTTGGTCAATATTATAAGTGGACTGATACACAGCAGTTTTCTTCTAATTCGTTGGAAATCGGTAAATCTGATTGTTTCTTTAGACAAGTGAATGATTACAAGCCATCCATTTATTGGAGTCGCGCCTGTGAATTAGATCCTAGTCTTGATGTAGTTGGTTGGCCTAGACGAGATGCTGATGCAGAAAAGTTTAGTTACAAGTTACAATGTGACAAACATGTTCTGCCTGAAGATCGTTATCAACCTTCTATGTGGGAAATACAACGAATTATGAATAAGGTTCTTCCTAAGTATAAGAAACACTTTCTTCCAGAGTTTTGGAAGACTTGTGATTTCTTTATGGCTATTGAGGATTTGAAGAAATTCATTAAACCTGATGCAACTCCTGGTGTTCCTTACACTTTAATGGCTAACAGAAATGACCAATTATTGAATATTTTGGGTACTCGTTTTAATGATATGGTGATAGACCGAATACATCGTCGTCTAGAATTTGATCCTCATCAATTGGAATTGATGAGTCCAGAACAACTTGTAGATTTGGGTTTGTGTGATCCTGTGAGAGTCTTTGTTAAAGGTGAACCTCACAAAATTAAGAAACTTAAGGAAGGTCGTGTTAGATTGATACATTCTGTTTCGATCGTTGATAAAATGATTGAGATGTTATTAATGAGACACTTCACTAAACTTGAGATTTCTAATTGGAAGGATATACCATCCAAACCTGGCATTGGATTCACTGAATCCGATTGTCAGTGTGTTTACGATTGTGTGGTTGGTAAACCTGTTCGTATGAGAAGTAGTGATGTTGAAGGATGGGATTGGAATGTTGATAAATGGCAGATTAAAACTGAAGCTGAACGTAAAATACAGCTTTGTAAGGGTTTTGAGAAACCTGAATTTCTCTGGGATGCTCAACTTCGTTGGGCAGATTGTATGAGATTAAATGCTGTTATTACATGTAAATCAGTTTATCAATTTAGTGACGGAGTTATGGTGAAAAACAAATTTGAAGGTATAGTCAATTCTGGCAAATACGATACTAGCTGTGGTAATTCTGGAATGCGTTCATTTCTAGCAGCTTCAATTGGAGCTGATGAATATATATGCGCTGGTGATGACACAGTTGAAGAGGACGTATGTGATGCCGTTGAAAAATACCGAGAATATGGTTATAAAATCAAAACATACGATTTAGTTGATAATAGTTTTGAATTCTGTAGTAGAATTTATGAAAATGGAAAATCTTGGCCTATTAATAAGGAAAAGATTCTTTTCAATCTACTTCATAACATACCCGGTGATGATTATGAACATCGTTTATATCTAACGGGTTTTGTAGATGATATGCAACATCATCCTCAATACTTACAAATCATGGAACTTATCGAACAAGTGGGTTATCTTGAGCTGGCGGGGGCTCAAGTAGAAATACTTGGAAATGAACCCACAACCTCAACGTCGACAATTCCGCGTGGCTACTAACTCTCAGCCTAAAAAGAGAGTCTTGACCGAAGCTCAAAGAGCTAAGAGACGTCAACGCAATCAAAATCGTCGGGCTAGAGCCAGATCTGGTCGGACTACTGGTACCTCTGCCGCTGCTGTAGCAGCTGATTGGTTGGTACCTGGTGGTTCAAAAGCAGAAACTGGTCTAAAACGAATGACGAGGATGAAATTAGCACAAGGTGAGAGAATGACAGCTCAAGGGGTGTCTTTCCTTAAGTGTGCTTTTGCTCCTCCTGATTTCGCTGCTAGTGACTTGGCTGGCGTTCCTGATGATTTTCATGGTGTTTCTTTAATTAAGAAACATCGATCAATTAGCTCGTATAATTTACCTGCAGATACTGATTTATATATATTGTTATTGCCAACACCTGGTGTGTCCTATTGGTATACTACAGTTGCTGCTGGAACAAATATACTGTATAATACACCGTTCTATGCTGTGAATTATTCTGATTTCGCTACTTTGTTTGGCACTCAAGCTGGTCAAACAGCTGATATTGTAACGAAGTTTCGATTCGTTTCAAATCACATAGAATGTATTCCTACAGTCAATCAAATGAATTGGACTGGTAACATTCAAGCATTCAGATTTCCGTGCGCTACGACTTCTCGTAATTCAGCATCGGATGTCGATACTCTTACTGTTACGGGATTACAAGCATTACTTAGTACCAATTCTTTGCAGTATACGGGTTCTTTTAATATGGGAGTGTATGCTGCTGCATACAATGCTGGAACAAAATTTGACTTTCAACAAATTGCTGAAGGTCGTGGAGCTGTTCCAAATTCAATCGCCACCTCTGGTGATTTTGGTCAACTTAATCCAAATCCTGGGTCTAGTACCTATGGATTTACTGGATTGGATGAACAATTTGACAGTCTCTGCGTTAAATTTTCCGGTATTGGAGCAAATACACTTGATTCCATGATTATCAAAACGTGGGCTTGTGTGGAATATCAAGTTCTACCTGGTAACCTACTCTATGAATTCGCATCAATTTCTCCGACTGATCCTCTCGCCATGAGAATCTATCGTGAAGTTGTTGCCAATCTTCCTGTAGGTGTAGCTTTCTATGAAAATGAAAATTTTTGGCAGAGAGTTTTAAGAATAATCAGACAGGTTTCTGGAGGATTGTCTCTTATACCAGGTCCGTATGGGGCTATTGCTGGAGGTGTTAATGCAGTGTCGTCTGGCATTGAAGCTTTGGTCATGTAAGGAAGGAAAACCTATTAACCCAGAGAAAACTGTAAACATCAGAAGGAAAACTGTAAACCCCGGTACAGCAATGTCCAGCATTCAAAACCAATGTCATTTATAGATGAGGAATTGGGGCGATCGTGCAGCCGAGATGCCACCTTGGTTTCTTCTATTGATATTTGTACATGGTGAATAGTACCCTGTTCATCGCTGTGCAGCCGAGATGCC